CGAAAAAGGGGCTTCGGCCCTTTTTTCATATACTTCGAAAAAAATAATTCTTGACATTTCGTCTTAAGTTTCGTATAATTTAACTTTCAAATAAGGACTATATTCATGGCAGAAGAAAAGAAAGCACCCGTATCACTCGCAAGTCTAATGACTTCAAGCAAAACCGTAGAGATTGACTACCCCGGAAGAACAGGAATGAAAGTCAAACTCTGCTATCTCGCAAGAGAAGAACTAGTAAAACTTCGAAAGCGTTGTATGTCGACCCGGTGGGATAAAAAGAGCAGACAGCCTATCGAAGAAATGGATGATGATAAATTCATTATAGAATACTGCAAAGCAGTAGTAAAAGGATGGTCTGGTCTTAAATATTGTTACCTAGAAGAGCTTCTTTTGGTGGATATTAGTGACCTCAATCCCGATGACTGTTTGCCTTATACATCAGCAAATGCTGAGTTGTTAATGAAAAACGCAAACGATTTTGATACTTGGGTAACAGAAACAGTAGGTGACTTAGAAAATTTTACTGGGAACAAGTAGAGGCTATAAGAGCCCTACTTGTAAAGTTTGTTCAAGAGCAAAGTTTAAATGTAGATATTGACAAATATTTACGAATGTGCGAACAGATGGGCCAAATGCCAGATCCTGATAAAATGCCACTTGAAATATCGGTTTTTCCCGATGAAGTTCAAGTGGCATTTTTTATGTTTCAATTACTGTCAGATCAATGGGACGGAATGTCAGGAACATATCTCGGAAAAGACTGGACACAGTGTCCTCAAATATTTGAATTGTATGATGTAGACGACAAGCGAGAAATGTTATATTTTATGAAACTCTATGAGAGTATTCTTATGGAGCAGCGAATGAAAGACCAACAGCAGCGACGCAAAGCAGAAGAACGTAAAGCAAAGCAGCAAGCGGGTAAAAGTTATACCCATAATGTAAGAGGCTAATGGCTAAGAATAAAATATTTATTGATATTGTAGTCGATGATAAAGGTACGACTAAACGTGTTGCTATTAATGCAAAAGCATTAAAAGGTGCGCTCGAAGGTGCGGGCGATGGCGCTACAAAAGCACAAAAAGGTACTGATGACTTAAGTAGGTCTAATAAAGACTTAGATAGAAATATGCGTGGAACGGCAAAGATGTCGTCCAACACGACAAAAAACTTCTCTAAACAACAACAAGGCATGGGCGGACTTGTGGGTGCATATGCAACTCTTGCTGCTCAAGTTTTTGCTGTAACTGCTGCTTTTCAATTTTTACAGGGAGCCAGTGATTTTCGTAATCTAGTTGCAGGTCAAGAAGCTCTCAGTACAACTATAGGTGCCGCATATGGTACTATCTCTAATTCAATGGTTCAAGCCACAGACTCCCAAATAAAGTTTGCAGATGCTGCACGATCTGCTGCAATTGGTACTGCAGCAGGGCTAACATCAAGTCAGCTTACTGAACTTGCTGGTGCTGCAAAAAATGTATCGTTTGCTTTAGGACGAGACTTAACAGATTCTTTAAATAGATTAGTTCGTGGTGTAACAAAAGCAGAACCAGAACTCTTAGATGAATTAGGTATTATACTTCGCTTAGAAACAGCAACACAAAAGTATGCACAAAGTTTAGATAAAAGTGCTCAAGACTTAACAGCTTTTGAGCGCACTCAAGCAGTCGCAAATGAAGTTTTGGAACAAGCAGAGAGAAAGTTTGGAGCAATGCAAGGAATGATGGACCCAAGCGCTGCAGCACTTGCGCAGTTTGCAAAGTCTTTTGACGATCTTGCAAATAGCTTTAGAACGGGTGTTATAGATACACTTACTCCTTTGCTTCAGTTTTTATCAAAGAACACTACAGCACTTGCAGCAAGTCTTGCATTGGTTGCGCTTCCAATTGTAAAAGCAATTCTTCCCAATTTGTATGACTGGAGAGATACCTCAGAGGATTTATATGATCGCCATAAAAACAATGCTAAAGAGTATATAGCTACTAGTGAAAAACAGTCAGAGGCTTTAAAGAGGCTGGCAGGTGATGAAAAAAGTTTTGCTGCAGAAGCAGAAAAAACTGCAAAAAAACGTAGTCAAGATACAAGCAAAGGAGGAGTAGGGTTTCTTGCAGGAGGAACAGATAAAGGACAAGCCAGAGCAGCCGCACAAAAAGGACTACAGCTAGCAGAAGATGATCTAAGAAATCATGGAGAAGTACGCACTGGTATACTAAAAGGTTATACTGCTCAGGAAGTTGCAGTTGCACGACGCTCATTTGATGCTCGAACAGGCATGGCAGAGAGATTTGGAAGTAAAGTTGATAGAGTTTATTCGCGAATAACTATTAGCGGACACATAATGGCACTAAAAGTTAAAGCAAGTTGGGCTAAGGCAATGACGGGAATGTCTAAACTAGCAATGGGTGCAGCAAGTGTAATAAATGCTGCTCTTTCTCTTGTTGGATTTATAGGTTCAATTGTAATGGTTGGTGCTGTAATCAAAGAAGTGTATGATTACTTTTTTCCTCTTTCAAAAAAGATGCAAGAAGAAATAAAAGTAGTAGAAGATTTAGCAGATAAATACGGCACACTTAATACTGAAATGCAGAATGCAGCAAGAGGGCGAAGAGAATACTTATCGGGTTCTGCAGCCGCAGAAAACGTTGGACAAGTTATGCAAAGCGCAGATGTTGCAGATGTAGTTGAGCAAATTAATTTCTTAGCAAATGCTCAGGATAAGAGCAGTGCAAAGTTCAAAGAGGCTCGAACAGAATTACTAGGAGTTACAGATTCTTTAGCGGCTATTGATCCCGCATTTAGATCTTTGAATGATGCAGTAAGAGACAATGCAGAAATTGATGCAGCACTTGTTCCTAAATTAAAACAAGTTGCAGTAAGCTATATGGAAATAGGACAGAGAATTTCAAAACTTCCTGAAACTACAGGCACAGCAGATAAGGCGTTTAAAAGTCTTGCATCGAGTATGACAAAGTCAAATCCTCTTGATGCTTTTTTGAGAGCAGAAAAAGATGTATTGGCAGATACTCAGTTAAAAATAGATGCAGCAAAAGAACAAGCTGCAGCACAAGATATGTTAGCAAAGAGCATGCAAATAAATCTTACTTCACAAGAAAGTATAGACAAGAAAGCAGCAAAAAGTCAAATACTTCACAAAAAGGAAAGAGAAGCGTTTTTAGCGATGGAGGAAGGAGCTGCAAAGCAAGCAAAGCGACGACAGTTTGGTATAACTGATGTAACAGGTGGAGTAACTCAAGAACAAATAGATAAAGCAAGAGAGCTGCAAGAGATTTCTGAGGAAGAAGCAGCAGCCATGACAAAAGTTCTCGAAGATAGAAAACCACGAGAAGAAGCTTTTTCAAAACTTTTAAAAGAACAACAAATAGCAGCAGAGGGAAGACTTGTAGCACAAAGAGAGTCCATTGAAAACACTGTTCGTGGAGTAACATTTGAAGGAAAGTTAAATAACTTAGAACAGAGTAAGCTAGCTGCAGCTCAAAAACTCGAATTAGCAAAAGAAAATGAAGAGCGATTACGTCTAACGATGGTACATGCAGAAGCCGACTTAAAGGATGAAGCAACACGAAATTATAATATAGCTGTAGAAGCAACAAAGCTTGCCAAAGCACAAAAAGATCTTGGAGACGATAGAATTGATCAGAAAAAAGAGGAAGTGGCGTTAGAGCAAAAACTACTAAATTTAAAACTTGCGCAAATGGCGACAGAAGATGAAATATTTAGAAAGAATCTTGAAAAATCTTTCTTACAGGAAACACAGCCTGGAACTGAAAGACAACAAAGACAACTTACTGTTGATACTCTTAATGCAGAAGTATTACAAGCAGCAAGAAATGCTGATGCTGCGGCAACAGAGTTTGATCGTGTTTATAAGGCAAAACTAAAAGAAATGCGGGACCTGGAGGCAAAAGAAGATCCAACACAGCAACGCTCAGATACACAACTACAGGTAGCTGCCAGAGCTGAGACTCAAGCCGATACAGCAGGAACAGACATGCAGGCAGCAAATCAAGCTCTAGCTACATCAATTAAGAATCGCGATGTAGAGATATCAAAAGAAGAAAGTCTTGTTAGGCAAATAACACATGATACAAAGATGTTAGAAATTAATACTCAAATGGGAAATGTGTCTGGTGTACAGCTTCAACTTCAGCAACTTTTAAACAGCGAAAAATACAGAGAATTAGAGCTTTCGGAAGCACAAATTACTGCAATTGAAGGAGAACTATACGCTCAAGAAAAAATTAATGAAATTGTAGAACAAAAACAAAAGTTACGTGAGAGTATTGAAGGAAACATGACAAGTGCATTTACAGCAATGATTACGGGTGCAAAGAGTGCAAAAGAAGCATTTGCGGATATGGCAAAAGCAATTCTTGCGGATATTGCAAAAATGATTGCAAAACAACTAGTATTAAATATGTTACGAGCAACTCCTTTTGGAGCATTCTTTGGAGCAGAGTCAGGAGGTATAACACCTTCTGCAGCAAAGGGAGGAATTTCTCCATTACCAGCATATGCAGGAGGAGGATATACCAGACAAAAAGATAACTATAGTAGAGGAGGAATGGCAAGAGGTCCTCAATCTGGTTATAATGCAGTTCTCCACGGCAACGAAGCAGTAGTTCCGCTCCCTGATAATCGACATATTCCTGTAGAATTGAGTGGAAATGCAGGAGGAAATAATAATGTAACTGTAAATGTTTCAATGAACAGTGACGGAGGCGCACAAACTCGAGCAGAAAGTAATGGAGATAATGCAGCACAATTAGGAAATGCGATTTCAAAAGCAGTACAACAAGAATTACAAAATCAAAAACGATCAGGTGGACTTCTTAGCCCGTACGGAGCAGCATAATGGCGATTGGATTTACAGTTGCAGCAATTACTACAAGTAAAATTGTACCGGACAAAGGTTTGACAAAACAGAGTCAACCTCGAGTTAAAGTGCAACGATTTGGTGATGGGTATGAGCAAAGGATTGTAGATGGAATTAATAATATAACTGAAAATTATGCTCTTACTTTTAATAGTCGAACAAAAGAAGAAGCAGATGATATTATTGCATTTTTTGATACAAAAGCAGGAGTAACAGCCTTCGACTTTGTAGTTCCCGACAGTAATTCTACTACTACAACCACAGCTGTAGTTGATGGATCTATTAGCAGTAGTAAAAACGTTACTCTTAGTGCTACAAACTTAGAGATTGCAGTTGGAGCAACTGTTTCATATAGTACAAGTCCTCCAATAAGTGGAACACCTACAGTATCTAGTATTGCTGGCACAGCTCTTGTTTTAGATACTACACAAAATATTAGTGATACAACAGTTTTAACTTTTGTAAATCAAAATGAACGAACTATAAAAGTAGTGTGTGAAAATTGGAGTTTAGGTTTTAACAGTCAAAACTTTTACAGTATACAAACAATGTTTAGAAGAGTTTATGAACCATGAGTCAAGAACTAGGAATAGATACACTAAAACAAGAAATTAGTTCTGGTCTTGTAGAACTTTATGAGCTACAGGTTGGGAGTGATGTTCTGTACTTTCATGACGGTAAAAATGAAAGTATACAAAACGTAGAGTTTCGACAACCAGAATCTCCTTATACTTTAAAAACTTATTTAGCTTTACCTGTTTTACTGACTGGAATAGAACATAAAGCAGATGGAGCTAGCCCAAGACCAAGTCTTACAATTGCAAACGTAGAGTCAATACTAAAATCGTCGTCAACATTTCAAACAGATCTAAACATAACGGGATTTGAGTTAGATGATTTAGTGGGTGCAAAACTTAAACGAAGAAGAACACTAGAAAAATATTTAACAAGCAACCCTCCGATTGAGTTTCGTACAGATACTTACATTATAGATCGCATTGAAGATAAAAACAGTTTGTATGTAAGTTTTGAACTAGCTTCAGCTTTTGATTTAGACGGTGTACGACTTCCCTCTCGAATTGTAGTAGGAAAATATTGCCCTTGGAAATATCAAGGAGCATCAACAGAAGAAACAGATATTGCAAAAAGACGAGGAGCTTGTGTCTGGAAAAGTTTTGGACAAATAAAAAATAGTGCTGGAGCAACCTCAAGTGTTTTTGTTACGGATGAAGATGAGTATCTGGTATCAAAAACAGCTCTTGATGCAGTAAAAGTTACTGTTGCCGGCTCAGGAAGCTCTCACGCAATAAATGTTGTTGCTTTAATTGGTGGAAAATATTATCAGTCTTTAATTGCTTCAAATAATAAAGAAGTTACAGATATAACTGCATGGAGAGAATTACAGGTTTATACAACGTGGTCTGCGTCTTCTGTAAGTTACGCAGTAGGTGATTTTGTTTTACACAGTAATATCCCATGGAAAACAATACGAGCAAATACAAGTTCTGCAGACAACGCTCCCGTACAAAATTCTGCGTTCTGGGAGAAAGCAGATACTTGCGGTAAGTTACTAGAATCTTGTAAAAAACGCTATCAAGCAATCGGAACAAACAGCAATACAGGAACTTCATTTATTCCTGCTGTAAGTCTCGATACAGTAAAAACATTGCCTTTTGGTGCTTTTCCCGGAAGTAGAAAGTTTAGATGAATTTTATTGAAGATATACGACAACATTTTGAAAATGAATATCCGAAAGAAGCTTGTGGAGTTATATCTGTTGTAAAAGGCAAGAAAAAATGGTTTCCATGTAAAAATCTTGCAAATGCAGAAGATCATTTTTTGATTGATACAGATTATTATTTAAAATTAACAAGAACAACAGATGTAATTGGAATAGTACACAGTCATCCAGATGAATCTTCAGAACCAAGCGAGTTTGATAAAGCAACTTGCAATGCGTTAGGAAAAGATTTTTATATTTTTAGTTATCCAGAAATGGACTTAACAGTTCTTTCTCCAGAAACAAAAACAACAGATTTATACGGAAGAGAGTATGAGTTTGGAGTAACAGACTGTTTTGATGCAATGAGAGATTATCTAGAAACTCAAAATATAAAAATTTTACCAAGAGTTATGTTCATAGAAGATTTTTGGGATAAAAATATTGACTATTTTACAAAAGAAACAATAAAGAACTGGAATCACTATCCAGTAGAATTAAATGATATACAGAAAAACGATGTTTTGATTTTCAAAATTTTTTCAGAAATCAATAATCATTGTGGAGTTTATTTAGGAAATGACATATTTTATCATCACGCAGAGAACAGGCTGTCTTGCAGAGAGAATCTATATCCAAACTGGCACAAGTGGCTAACAGGAGCTTATCGATATGGAACGTAATGTATATTTAGAAGGAGAACTTGGTGCAAAGTTTGGAGCTCATTGTTACATCAATGCTCCTACAGTCAGTGACGCACTTAAACTTATAAATGTAAACAATATTGGTTTTCGACAATATTTAATTGAATGCCATGAGAAAGGAATTGGATTCGCAGTTGATGTCGCTCAAAATGAAATTGAATATGAAGACGAATTATTACTTCCTTTAAATGAAGGAGATATTACAATTACTCCTGTTCCTGAAGGAGGCGGTGGTGGCTTTAAAAAGATACTTGCTGCAGTAGTAATAATTGCAACAATTTATTTTGCTCCTGTGCTTGGAACTGCTGCTGGATCATTTATGGGAACAGCAGGAACAGCGTTTTCTCTTGCTGGAATGTCTGGTTTTGCACTAGCAGGTCTGGCGGTTGCTACAAGCTTAGCAATGGCTGGTTTAACAGAAATGATGGCTCCTGATCCTTCTGTCGATGCAGACCAAGAACAGTCGTACCTATTTAATGGTAATGAACAAAATATAATTTCAGGAGATCCCGTACCTGTATTATACGGAAAACTACGAGTTCCAGGTCAACCTGTAAATTTTGAAGTAAAGAACTCTACAGGAACACGAGGCGCAACGTCAAAAACTTATGATGAATACGGAATAATGCAATCATATCTCCATATTCCATTTAGTATATTTTAAGAGAAAATAATGGGCGGAAGAAAAGCACTACAGAGAGATCAAAGTACAACAGTTACTCCAATTGGAGGAGGTGCGGGTGCTCCTTCAGCTGCAAATGATACTATAACGGTTCAAGGATTTGGAGTAACATCTCAACAAATTTCAGTTACAGATATTATCTCAGAAGGAGAGATAGAAGGACTTGTGAATGGAGGAGCAAGTATTTTCTTTGATAATAGTCCTCTTTTTGCGGACGGAGAAGGCCCAACAAAAGCTGCAGAAACAAATCATGCTACTGGAGTTACAAACAGTGCAAATGTTACCTTAAATGAAGCTTTATCTTCTGATGTTCTTGGAGAATTTGGAACAAACTTTTTATTAGTCAAAGATGTAGTGAATTCAACTATTGAAGTAGGAAATGTTAGTTTTATAAATGCAAGCACAAATGGAAGTAGAACAGGCTTTACTGCAACTCTTACTGCAGGTTCAGCAATTTTTCATGCAGATATGCTTCACAATCCTGCAAACTTTAAAGTTGTTTCAGAGTCCATGCTAGAACACGGTGATGCAACTATAAAGCTTCGACTAAACAGCGGAGAACATGTTTTTGGTTTTATATCTACTTTTACAGATACTCAAACTGTAACATTTACAGCAAATAGCGGACAAAACATTGATGACTTAATTACAGCCACAGAGTTTGCAAGCGGTAATTCTCACAATATTAGCATTAACATGGTTTATAAAGTTTCTAGCATATCTGGAACAACTTTAACACTTACTGCAAACCCTACAGTAGCATTTAGCCAAAAAGAATTTACTATTACTGCTCCAACAGTTCCAACACAAAGAGAAAATAATAAGCATCCAGATGCTGAGTATCAATTTAGACAAGGTACTCTTACGCAAACACCTATGACATATTTAGATGGAATTGGCTCGTCCAGCAAACCTTTAGTAATATCAGGAGGCGGAACACTTACAAGAAATGTTGCAAGAAATATTACAACAGGAGCCGACTTTTCTGGAGCACAAGCCGGAGAAGTTGATGAAGTAAAAGTACTAATTACATATCCTAATGGTCTTTATTTTGTTAATGAAGAGAGTGGAAATACTGATCGTCCGTGTGGTGCTGCCTATCGTTTTGAGATTGGAATAAAAAGAGGTTCTGAAGGTAGTTTTACTTATGTAAATGCAGGTGGAAATCTTAGTCCAGGAGACTATCATGCTTCTTCTATTGATAACAATGGAGCTGAACGGTTAGTTGGCCATGAAGGAATGTATAAGTCTGCTGTTTCATTTGAACAATCAATTGATTTAACTCCATACCAACCTTTCAATGATTTTACTATAAGAATTACAAGGGTTACAAATGAAGGAGATGATGCTGCAGGAACAAAAACTGCACACTTTGGTATTCGCAAGCCTGTAGGAGAGGCATTACAAACTTTAGGAAACACAAAGTATGCAGGAATAATGGCATCAACAGTATCTTCTGCTACTGCAATTATAAAAGAAAAATTAAATTACCCATTTACTGCGATGGCAAATGTACAGTTTAATTCAAAACAATTCCAAAGCTTACCTCGAAGAAGCTATGAGCTTGAAGGTATAAAAGTTCAAGTTCCTTCTAACTATACTACTCGAAAAGAAGCTAGTAATAATATAGCAACATATACGGGTGCTTGGAATGGTAATTTTAGAACAGAAAAAGTTTATACTGATAATCCAGCTTGGGTGTTTTATGATATATTGTCCAACAATAGATATGGTTTAGGAGAGTGGCTGGGTGCTTCTGATATTGATAAATACTCTCTTTACAGAATTGGAAAATACTGTGACGAACTTGTTCCCGACGGGAAAGGAGGAGAGGAGCCAAGATTTACAGCAAATCTATTTTTAACAAAAGCAACTGATGCTTATAAAGTTTTAAAAGATATGGCTACAATTTTTCGAGGTATGCTGTATTGGATTAATGGGGAAGTTTTTCCTGTAATTGACGAAAAAAGAAGTCCTGTTTATAATTTTTCAAAAGCAAATATAGTTGATGGACAGTTTAAATATGAAACTACAGGAAGCAAAACTCGAGCAAATCAGTATGTTGTAGAGTGGAATAATCCTAATTCTGGATATAAACGTGAACCTTTAATTATTGAAGACAGACAAAACATAATAAAAACTGGAAGAGTTATAACTGAAAAAGCTATTGCATTTGGTTGTACATCTGAAGGCCAAGCAATAAGATATGGACGATGGAAGTTATGGACTGCTATAAATCAAACTGAAATTGTATCCTTTAGAACAGGTATGGGTGCTGCTTTTCTTGTTCCAGGAGACGTTATTAATGTACAAGATTCTGATGATTTTACCATTCCGTTTAGTGGTCGTTTAAATTCATACACAGAAAGCGGAGGAAATAAACTAACTCTTGATCGAGATATTGATGCACATCTTCCTACCTCTGGTAATACACATAAAATATCTTTAATTGTACCAAAAAAAGTTTGTATACTAAATCAAGATTCTGCAACAGTAAATGGAGCCAGTCTAACTCGTGGAGATATTGTAACAACAGCTCGTCTTACAAGTGGAGGTAGTCAAGCAACTATTATTGTATCTAGTTCTGATACTACCCGATTAAATATTGGTAATGCACTTGACGATAGTAATAATTCAATAGAATTAATTTTACAACAGTCAACAATTGTGCAAGAAAGAACACTTACAGGCTCTTCAACGGTGGGAGGAGTATCTGTTGCTGTACCTGCTGCTGCAGTGGATGGAAGAACAACAGTGCAAGTTACAGAAGCGCTCGACGAAGGAAGTGTTTCAGATTTAACAGAATCAATTTGGGTAATAAAACAGACACAAGATGCAGGAACTGTTGCAAGTTCTTACAAAGAGTACAAAATAATTTCACTTGCAGAAAACGATGATTCTACTTACGACATTACAGGAGTAGAACACTCAAACTTAAAATTCGATAGTGTAGATAAAAATTTAACAATTGCAGTTGATGATCCTATATTTCCTCCTGAGCCTTCAACTTCGCCTCCACCCCCTAAAAATGTTTTTATACTTCGTGTGCCAGATCGTACAAGAGCAGGCGAAGAAGTTGTTGTGCAGTGGGAAGCTCCTGCAGACTATGATCATTTAAAAGCATTTGAAATCACTCATAACTTTACTCCAGATCAAAGTGCAATTGTTGAAAGAGTAGATGCTTCTGTTCGTAGACTCGCATTTAACGGACTTGCAGATGGAACATACTCTGCGGATATACGAACAATTAGCACAGAAGAAAAGAGATCTGGACCAAATCAAGCTTTTGTTGAACTAACTGATATTTTTGACGGAGAAAGACTTGACGGACTACGTAAAGGAGGCTCATCGACTTCCGGGTTGAGCTTGAGTGGAAGTAACGTATTCTTTGCAAATGATTCTTACAAGATCGGTCCAATCTCAAACAATCCGCATGGATCAGATCAGGAATTGAGAAAAGCAAATCACGCTAGTAATGCTACTGCTCTTTCACAAAGTATAAATGCACTTTCTTCAGGTTCATGGGCGGGTCAAGCGAATGGCAGTACAAACTATGCGTATCTTTTTTACGATTACTCAAATGCGAGTCACGAATCAAATGATGTAATGAGACTTGTATCTTGGAAAGTAGATCGCACTCTCGGAGTAAATTACTGGTACGATGCGGATAAATATGCTGCAGATGTAAACAGTGTTTGGACAAATCTATCAGGAACAGTTGCAGTCGCAGAAGGAAGCAATGAAGTGGTAGGAACAAGCACTAGTTTTACTAGTCTTGACATAACACGAATCATAAAACTAAGTGCAAGTTTTGGAGCTTCGATTGCATTTATCGAAAGCGACACGAAACTATTTTTAGATCGTCCCTCTCCTTCGGCAATCTCAGCAGGCACAACCGCACAAGTGGATGAGCTTGCGGTTGATTATCGAACAGATTTTTTACTTGGTCAAGCCACGCATCAAGGCAGTACGTTTGACTTTACGTCATATTTGACAATAGCTCCTGACGTTGCACTATCACAGAAAACAATGTCAGTAACTGCTAATATTCCTGAGTTGAGCTACTCTTCAAATGGCACACTTGTGTCTACCTTTAGTAATATAAAACTCAGAATTCTTCCGATTGGATTTGAGAATCCAGAGATTAAAGTAACAGGTGCTGATGGCAGCGATGGATTCAGTCAAGTAAATCAATCTGCAGAAACAAGTTACTCTGCTCCGAGCAATGGAGTTCGAGAAGTAACTATACATAGTATTGCACAAAATGTAAGTCCTACAGTAACTTTTTCTGGAGGAGCGCTTGACTTCAAAATAGAGGTTAGAGAGAAAAACAATACAAGTGCAACACGAACTCAAACATTTAGTATTACAAAAGTACAAGCATCAGCAGAAGATGCAGCTTCAGGCTTCTCTGCAACACTATCGAATGTTGCTCACACATTTTTTGCAGCTTCGGGTTCTGCAGCAACCAACGATTACAGTGGAACTTTTAGTATTGTAAGTGGTACAACAACTTATACTTTTGCAAGTTCTGGTACTACAGCGAATACTTATGGTGTCTCAGTAACTGCTGCAACAGGAGGAATTGCTACCAATCAAGTAAATATTGCTTCGTCAAGTAGTCAGGCGGTAGTTACATTAAAT